CCTAAAAAATTCCCCGCGGGTTATATTTTAAGAATTGTTCTCCAGCGTTTCTACGATGCGCTTGCAGTTTAAAAATGAAAGAGTCATACTTGTGCTTTTGTACTTTGCCTAGTATCCTCCGAATCTTTCCACATCTCCTCACTGCAAGCACTTCTTAAAAGCGCTGGAGAACTAATTATATTCTCACCAAAAAGAGGTGACAACTAATGAAAAAGGCTAATAAGTCCGATGAAACCAAGCCGAAAGTCAAAAGAAGAGCTGCACGTAATCCAGAATCGAGATTGAATCAGCTTGTTTCATTGGCTGTTGACCTCGTCGAACAAAGGCTTATGGATGGAACTGCCACATCTCAGGAAACCACAACAATAATCAAGTATGGTACGATGAAATCTCAACTTGAAACTGAGATGATGACGGAACAAATCAACCTAATGAAAGCTAAACGAGAAGCAATCGAGTCAGCTAAGAGATCTGATGAAATGTATGAAAAGGCTCTTGAAGCAATGAGAGCTTACAACGGAATTACTGAGGAAGATGAATCTTATGAAGACATATTCTGAGCTTGTTAAACTTCCAACTTTCGAAGAACGATTCGAATACTTACGAACAGCTAGCCGAATTGGAGAATCTACTTTCGGTTCAGATAGATATTTGAATCAGATGCTATACACTTCGAAGTTATGGGATGAAGTTAAAACCGAAATAATCATACGAGATAACGCATGCGATTTGGCCATGCCCGGATATGACATCCGAGGTAAAGTAATTCTCAAAGACGGAAGAGAGTTTAAAAAAGCTGGAATGATCATAGTTCATCACATCAATCCAATAACTAAACAAGATATTCTCAATAGAGATCCAAAAGTATTCGATCCTGAGAATCTGATATGCGTATCATTTAAGACGCACAATGCAATCCATTATGGAGACCTTAATTCTTTAACATTACCGCCAAAGGAAAGGACTCCAAATGATACTTGTCCTTGGAGGTAATAATAATGTCTGACTTTATAGCCCACTACGGCACAAAAGGTATGAAATGGGGAGTTAATAACGAAGAGGTTGAAACTTCTAACAAGCAGAATACTGCTAAAGCTCTCGAAGAATACAAGTCTCAGACTTCAAAATACAAAGAAGCAAGAAACAGATACACCGAAAAACTTAATAATTACAAAGGTGAGATAAATAATTACCTCGATGACATGGCATCGATTACAGATCGTAAAGAGATGCTTAAAATGATTAACAAGTTTAATACTACGTCATCGTACTATAATTCCCTTAATGGCAAACTCAAGCAGTTAAATGGGGTTATCGAAAAAAGGGAGCAGGTATATGATGAACGGTTAGCTAAACTTAATAAAAAGAAAACTTCTACGACGAAGAAAAAGACTGAAATTACTAAGGAAGAAACACAGATTAAACCTACTGGAAAATTCTACAAACCTTCAAGCAAGAAGAAATCCAAATCAAATAACAATATTTCCGATCTCGTTAAGGATCTTCAAGCTAAGAAGAATTCACATTGATCCGAGGTGACCACATCATGGTAAAAGTTAAGGTAGTAGGATGTAAAGAATTATCAGTTCTCAGGAACTACAAAGCAAACGGTAATGATACCGAAAATGTAATTAAAAAATTGAATGAAGGAGAGGTTGTCGAAATAGACACCTCCAATGTATACTGGTCTTGGGACGATAAATCTTACTATAAAATAGACCTTGGCTACAATAATGTCGGTTACGTAAGAACTAATGCTTTGAAGGTGGTGTAAAAAATGGATCGTTTAAAACACCACGGTATTAAAGGCCAGAAATGGGGAGTAAGAAGATTTCAAAATAAGGATGGTTCTCTCACACGTGAAGGGCAAAAGCATTACAGTAATGAATCGATTAAAAAATTGATTAATAAAAAAGATAAAACTTACAATCTAGAAAAATGGGGCTCTTCTCCAAGTAATAATTTATTAATAATAGCAGGCGTTAGTGGTTCTGGTAAAAGCACGACTGCAAAAAATATCAAAGCTGCGAAAAATGCTATAAGAATAGAATTGGATTTATATTATGAAAATCCGGCAAAAGATTACAATCACGATAAATCAAGAGCATTTAATAAATATTTAAAAGAAAAAGTTCCTAACTATGCAAAAATACAGAAAAATTTCGAAAAATACGACGAAGTTAGATTCCCAGAATTTGATAAGGATTCGTCTAATAAAGAACATATAAAACTTAGAAAAGAATACTGGAGAACTATGGACGAAGTTAGAGATGCTCTATTTTCTTTTTCGAAAGAACAATATGGTAAAAATAAAGTGATTGCTGAAGGTGTTCAGTGGCTTGATTCAACAATGTACCCGGATATTAATAAACGAAGATCTATTTTACAGAACAATCCTTCAATAATAAAACAAACTAGTGTTGTTAAATCTACTTTAAATGGAATATTGAGAGATGACATTTCTTTTTTAGATATACCAACAATAGCTGGAAGATTTAAATTTAATAAAAACTGGAATAAAAACATAAAAGATTTAACTTTTGATGTATAAGGAGGTATTTAAATGAGCATAGCAGACGAAAGTATTCTAACATCTATCAGAGGTTTGTTCGTTGAAAAAGATGATACCTCTTTTGATGACGATCTTATAATGCATATCAACTCAACATTTATGATACTCAATCAGCTTGGTGTTGGAAATAGCGGATTCATGATCACTGACGACACTTCAAAATGGTCCGATTTCTTAGGAACATCGGATCTTCCTTTTCTTGCTGCCACAAAGACATACGTGTTTGATTCAGTAAAACTTATATTTGATCCTCCTGCGAATTCTTTCTTGGTAAATGCCATTGAAAAACGTATGAAAGAATACGAGTGGCGTTTAAATGTACAGGTAGATCCGCCAGCGTATAATGTATAAGTATTACAATGCTAACCCAGTTAATAACCACGTAGGAGATTGCGTCGTACGGGCAATTTCAGTATTAACTGGAGAAGACTACATGACAACAAAGATTAATATATTTCTCAAATCCTGCTTAATGTATGATGAATCAACTTCGAATCGAGTTTGGGAAGCATACTTACGATCTTTGGGATATGTAAGAGAAATGATACCAAATACTTGTCCTGATTGTTATACAGTTAAAGAATTCTGTAAAGACAATAGGCACGGTAAATTTCTTTTAGCTTTAGACAAGCACGTTGTAGCAGTTATAGATGGAAATTATTATGACACATGGGATTCTGGCAATGAGATTCCTATATACTTTTGGAGAAAGGAAAATTACTATGAGCAATGATTATATAGCCCACTATGGTGTAAAGGGAATGAAATGGAAGCATAAGAGATCCAGACATATAGCTCCAGGAATACCCGGAAGATATGAGCCTACTGATCAAAACGATTCAAGCAGTTCAAACGAACCAAAAGTAAGTAAAGAATATTTGGAAGAGCTTGAATTTAATAGTCAAAAGAACGTATATCCAAGTAAAAACAACGAAAATACCAATAAGAATTCCAAAAGCTTTTTCAGGTTGACGAAAAAGAAAATTAAAGCGAAGAAACAGTATTTAGATGATCTAAAATCGAAGAAAGAAAATGGAGAGATTGACAGACTTGCATATTTAAGAAAAAAAGCAAGAGCACTTAATGATCTCGAAAAAATGTATGATCGCTTTAGAGCGGTCGGCCTTAAGAAAAATAATAGAGCTTCAGATTTCGTTAGAAACCTTCAGAAAAAGAAGAATGAAAATAGTAGAGCTTCTGAACTTGTTAAAAAACTTAAGAAAAATAACTCTAATTAAAGTCGAGGCGATTCAAAATGAATGATTACTTAGAACACCACGGTATTAAAGGCCAGAAATGGGGAGTAAGAAGATTTCAGAAATATCCAGATAATTATGACGGTAATGGAAAATTTATTGGAAAAACGACTTTTGTATCTGGTTCGTCTAAAACTCAGGATAAAGAATCAGTTTATTATAGAAGGAACCTTCCAAAATATACAAGAAAAGAATTAAATAAACGAATGAAAAACGGAAATAAAATAATCGTTGGCGAAGCTCCCGGAATAGACAGACAAGTTCAAGATTATCTCAATAAGAAGAATTATTCTAATGTTGAAGTCTATACTTCTGGCGATTCACCAAGATATTTAGCCAACAAGAAATGGAAAGTAAATAGGGTTGATGCTTCGAAATACGAAAAGATGTCTAAAGAATGGCTCGCTGAAAAAGATAAAGCTATGGCTAAAGTGGCGGACGAAGGAATAGCGGTTATTCTCGATAAAGGCGGAGCTGGAGCAACTAGAAACAATATACACAGATTACTCGGCGATAATAAAAATGTAAAAATTACAGAGTTAAGTTCACACTTTAAATTTTTAGATAGAAATATTGATGCTAATAATTGGAATGACGTATGGGATCAGCAGATGATAAAAAGATATTTAAACGAAGTCATACTAGAACCTATACGCCCTGTTTATGACTAATAATACAATCAAAGGAGATGTGTAAATGGATATGTATAATGGAATGAATAACAGCCAATACCAAATAGGTGGTTCGCAGCCAAATGGTTATATGAACAATCAGTCATCTGGTAAGAAGTTCTATATGAGCTACGACAATGATATGTCCGGAAAAAGAATGCGCGGGGCAGATGGACGTTTTATGAACTCGTATGATTATCCCATGCACGTAGATCCAATGATGCGAAATGACTATGAACATGATCGCAGTAATCATTCCATTGAAGATCGTATGGTAGATTCACTCGAAAGAATGATGGATAATGCCGGTTCAGAGTATGAGCGTCAGCAGATTCAGGCTTGGATTCATAAAATGAGAACGAGCGAAATGAAATAATTAAGCATGAGGGGGTTCATAATTGTTCCCCCTCCTTTCTTATAGAAAGGAGAACCACATGGAAGCTTTAAAAGAGTTTGCCAATGTTACTTTCACAAGAGAACAGTGGATTTACATTGTTCCTGGCGTTCTTATGCTTATAGATTTCTTATCTGGTTTTCTTAATGCTTGGAAAAGGAACGAAATAAAATCAAGCAAAATGCGCGAAGGTTTTATTAAAAAATGTGGTGAAACTTTAGGAATTCTCGTTGTTGAAATCCTTAGAGTTTCAATGGGTCTTAATAAAGGATTTGTTATTGCCGCAAGCACTTATATAATCCTTATGGAATTAATAAGCATTTGCGAGAATCTTGACAAGATTGGAGTTCCAGTTCCGAGTTTTATAAAGAAAGCTCTTAAGAGCGCTCATGAAAAAATTCAAAATGATCCCAATAATCTCGGAAAGGAGGATGAGGATGGTAATCGATAATGACCTCAGATGTTTAGCTAATGCCTGTAAAAGCAAAGAGGAAATGTATCATCACGGAATAGGAGGACAGAAATGGGGTGAACAGAACGGACCTCCTTATCCTCTTAATCCGAATAAAGATTACTCTAAAGCTGAAAAGAAGGCTATGAAAAAAGAGTATAGAAAAGAAGTAAGACGCCAGAAAAAAGAGCGTAAAAGAAACGAAAAAGAAGAAGAAAGAAAAAAGAGACTTGCTGAAGAAGAGGCTAGACTTGAAGAAGAAAAGAATAAAGCGATAAAATCAGGATCTATCAAAGATGTTGATAAATACAAAGATCGAATGACTAATGAAGAGCTTAAAGAAGCTATGGAAAGAATAAAGAATATTCAGTCTTTTGAAGATTTAAAAATAAAAGATTTGACTATAGAAAATGATAGGATTCAAAAAGAATTAGATAAAATAACAAAAGAAAATAATTTAAGAGAACAAGAATTAAAAAAGAAATATGGACCTAAAAAAGCCGAAGAATTGTTAAAAAAAACGGGAAGAATAACAAAATCACTAGGCGATATAGCTATGGATTTAAATAAAGGAACTGTACTTTACAAAAGTATTAGAAAAATAATAAATGAAGAATTAAACAACAACAATAATAATCCACCAGCAACAACCTAAAGGAGAATAAGCGATGAAGCTTTCTAATACGGCAGTTCCTCGATATTATGGACAATTTCGGGAAGCGGTTTTAAATGGAGAAATTCCAGTATGCGAAACAATTTCTATGGAAATGAATCGAATAGACGATTTAATTGACAATCCCGGAGTTTATTACGATGAAGATGCTGTAGAAGGTTTCATTAGATATTGTGAAAAAGAACTAACCTTAACCGATGGTTCTGACTTATATTTGCTTGATTCATTCAAATTGTGGGCTGAGCAAATATTTGGATGGTATTATTTTGTTGAACGTAGCGTATATGTTCCGGATCATGAGAATCATTGCGGAAAATACGTTACTAAAAAGATTAAGAAAAGATTAATAAATAAACAATATCTAATTGTTGCCAGAGGCGCGGCAAAATCAATGTATGGTTCTTGTATACAGAACTACTATCTTAATGTTGATACTTCAACCACCTATCAAGTTACAACTGCTCCAACTATGAGACAAGCAGATGAAGTTCTTTCCCCAATGCGAACGGCAATAACAAGAGCAAGAGGACCTTTATTTAAGTTTCTTACTGAAGGCTCGCTTCAAAATACAACCGGATCTAAAGCTAATAGGCAGAAACTCGCTTCTACTAAGAAAGGAATAGAAAACTTCCTTACTGGATCATTATGCGAAATAAGACCAATGTCAATTGACAAACTTCAGGGATTAAGACCAAAAATTTGTACCATTGACGAATGGCTTTCAGGAGATATTCGAGAAGATGTTGTTGGCGCATTGGAACAAGGTGCTTCGAAACTTTCAGATTACATAATAATCGCTATGAGTTCTGAAGGAACTGTAAGAAATGGCAGTGGAGATACAATAAAGATGGAACTTATGGATATTTTAAAAGGTGAGTATATCAATCCTCACGTATCCATATGGTGGTATCAACTTGATGATATTAAAGAAGTATCCAATCCTGCAAAATGGATAAAAGCTAATCCAAATATTGGAAAAACTGTTTCTTATGAAACGTATCAGCTCGATGTAGAAAGAGCAGAAAAGACTCCATCCGTAAGAAATGACATCCTCGCTAAAAGATTTGGTATTCCTATGGAAGGCTTTACATATTATTTCACTTATGAAGAAACTAAAGTTCATCCTAGAAGAGAATATTGGGGGATGCCTTGCTCGATGGGCGCAGACCTTTCACAAGGCGATGACTTTTGTGCATTTACGTTTATGTTTCCTCTTGGAAACGATGTATTTGGTATAAAGTGTCGAAGCTACATTACGAGTAGGACCCTTACAAATCTTCCAAATGCCATGCGACTAAAGTATGAAGATTTTATTGCTGAAGGTAGTTTAATTGTTCTTGAAGGAACTGTATTAAATATGCCAGATGTATATGATGATTTAATGAATTATATTTCAGATAGTAATTATGCTATAATGACTTTTGGTTATGATCCATATAATGCTACATATTTTGTCGAAAGATGGGAAAGAGAAAATGGTCCTTATGGATTGGAGAAAGTTATACAAGGTTCACGAACGGAATCAGTGCCTCTTGGTGAACTAAAAACTCTCGCTGAGGATGATAAGCTTTTGTTTGACCAAGAGCTAATGAGCTTCTGTATGGGAAATTGTATAACTATACAAGATACAAATGGAAATCGTAAACTTTTAAAGATGCGACGAGATGAAAAGATAGACAATGTGTCTGCCATGATGGATGCATATATAGCTTATAAGAACCACACAGAACTATTCGAGTAAGAGAGGTGAAAAATTCAAAATGTCTTTTCTAGGACGAGTAAAAAGTGTATTCTCTAAGAAACAGCCAGTACAGTACAACTATACTTATTATAGTAATGCCTTTAGACCAGGTAGTACAGGCGGATATTTTGTAGGAGAACGATCAATAATTAACGCTCTGTATGCTCGATTAGCGATAGATGTTGCTTCTGTACCAATAAAGCACGTCAAGAATGATAAGTACACTGGGCGATTTGAAAGAGTAATAAACGATGAACTTAACGATATTCTTACTCTTGAAGCAAATAAAGATCAGACCGGGGAAGAGCTTGTTCTTGATATTTGCGATAAGACTTTTCGATATGGATACTGTGCCTGCGTCCCGTACGAATTTGATGAGGCGACGGGCACAAAAATCCTTTCCATGAGAACTGCGTTAATAAAGGACTGGAAACCAAATACGGTCATTTTAGACCTTTATGACGATCGCTATGGTATTCATAGAGACATAGAATTAGATAAAAGTGAAGTTTGCATATTTGTGAACCCGCTATATTCAGTAATGAATGAACCAAATTCTATACTTCAAAGGCTCCTTTCGAGATTGTCAGAATTAGATACCATCAGCGATCGTGCGCAGTCTGGAAAACTTGATATTATTATTCAATTACCTTATACTATAAAAACTGAAATTCAAAGACAGCAGGCAGCTAAAAGGCAAGCCGAAATAGAGAATCAATTAGCTAATTCTTCTTATGGAATTGCTTATATTGACTCTACTGAACATATTACTCAGCTCAACAGACCTGCCGAAAACAATCTTATGGCGCAAGTTAATTATTTAACAGATATGCTATATAATCAACTTGGAGTAACAAAAGCCGTATTTGATGGTACTGCCGACGAGAATCAAATGATTAACTATTATAACCGTACTATCGAACCTCTTCTTAGGATGATAGTTAACGAGTTTAATAGAAAATTACTTACCAAAACAGCCAGAACACAAGGTCAGGCGATTAGATATTTTGCTAATCCATTCAGACTTTCGAGTATTAATAATATGGCTGAAATGGCAGATAAGTTTGTAAGAAATGAAATTCTTACAAAGAATGAAATGAGAGGTCAGCTTGGATATCAGCCATCTGATGATCCGGCAGCTGATGAACTCAGAAATCCGAATCTGAATGCCTCAAATAATGAGACTCAGATAAATGAATTCGGAGAAGACTTCGATCTTGAAGAATTTGACGAGTTCGAATAATTCTTTATAAAGGAGGAAAAATTCAAAATGGCCATGAATTTCGATTTCAGCGGCATCGCAACGAAATATGATGTGAAATGTGCCGACGGTCTGACCATTAAAAGAGGCGCTTTCAAACATTGTGATGGAAAGAAAGTACCGCTTGTTTGGTCACACAGACACGACGGTCCTAAGTCTGTTCTCGGATATGCCATTCTTCAGCATCGTGACGACGACGTAGCTTGCTATTGCAGTCTTAACGATAGCGACGAAGGAAAAGACGCGCGTATTAGAGTTGAACACGGTGATCTTGATGCTCTTTCTGTTTATGCAAATCATCTCAGAAAGAATGGTTCAGATGTTGTATATGGTGATATCAAAGAAGTTTCTCTTTGCATCGCTGGTGCAAATCCATCTGCCCATATCGATCACGTAGTTCTTGCCCATGGTGAAGAATCTGAATCCGAAGCAATCATCTATACCGACGAATACATTGATGAGCGTCCTGGCGAGCTTTATGAACTTTCTCATTACGATGATGAGGACGATGAAGATAGCGACTATGACCTCGATGATGAAGAAGATGACGATGAGGACGACGATGAAGACGATGCCGAGAATGATCTTGAACACGCTGACGACGATGCTACAGTTCAGGATATTCTTGACGCTATGACTGATGAGGAAAGAGCAGTAGCTCTCTTCATGTATGAATTAGGTAAAAAGGAAGGCGCAAATGGCGATTCCGTAAAACATTCCGACGAAGGAGGAAACGAAGATATGAACGTATTTGATAAGAAGGAAATTAAGAGTTCCGAGCTCAGACATGCTGATATGCTTAAGGAAGACGAGGCTAAGATCTTTGATTATATGAAGTCTCACAGCACAACTTTCAAGGATGCCCTTAAGCACTGTGCTATGGAGAGAGCAGCTACCCTTTCTCACGATGATGGTGACGATCCGACACCAACCCCCGATCCTTATGGCGTAAATGATATCGACTTCCTGTTCCCTGATTTCAAGGCTGTACAGGACACACCTGTATGGATCAAGAGAGACACCACATGGGTTGACAAGTTCATGAACGCAACTCGTAAGGTTCCTTTCAGCAAGATCAAGTCTATGGCTGCTGATATTACAGAGGACGAAGCACGTGCTAAGGGTTACATCAAGGGTAATCTTAAGAAGGAAGAGGTATTCAGCCTGCTTAAGAGAACTACTGAATCTTGCACAGTTTACAAGAAGCAGAAGATCGATCGTCAGGATCTCATCAAGATCAAGAGCTTCAACTTTGTTGGCTGGCTCAACCAGGAAATGACAATGATGCTTCACGAGGAAATCGCAAGAGCTTGTCTCGTTGGTGATGGTCGTCTCAATTCTAGTGATGATAAGATTCCTGAGGATCACATCAGACCTATCTGGACAGACTCTGATCTGTTTGCTGTAAAGGTTCCGATTACTGTGGCTCAGAATATGAGTGCTTCTGCTAAGGCTGAGGCTCTTATTGATGGTGCTATTCGTGCTCGTAAGCTCTATAAGGGTACAGGCAAGCCCACAATGTATACAACTGAGGACGATCTCACAGAGATGCTTCTCATTAAGGATGGTATCGGTCATCGTCTTTATAAGAACGAGGAAGAGCTTGCTACAACTCTCCGTGTAAAGGAGATCGTAACAGTTCCTGTTATGGAGAACCTTACAAGAACTGTTGATAACGTTGTTCATACTCTTGGTGCTATCATTGTTAATCCTGCTGATTACACAATCGGTGCTGATGAAGGCGGCAAGATCACAAGCTTCGAGCAGTTCGATATCGACTACAACCAGCAGAAGTACCTGAAGGAAGGAGACTGCTCTGGCGCTCTCACAATTCCTTACTCTGCTCTTGTTGTCGAGTATGTTCCTGCTTCTAACAACAATAATAACCAGCAGCCCGCAGGTTAATAAAAATCAAAATGGCTCGAAAGGAGGAGTCTTAAATGGGAAAATTCCGTTGTAAAGTAGGTTATGGTATCCCTACCGAAGTTAAAAAAGGTATATGGGAGAATGTAATCACAGAAAGATATCATCGAGGTGATATTTTAACAGATCAAACCAGATGGGACTCCTCTTCAGACGTCAATGATAACTTAAATGTCAGCGATAGATTTAGTCTTGTTGCTGATAAATTTATGAGAGAGAATAAAATGAATATTCTTTATATCGTAATAGATGATATAAGATGGAAAGTTCATAATATTGATTTCTCATCAAGGCCAAGATTTATATTTACTATTTCTGGTGTTTATAACGGTCCGGAGGTGATTGCTGATGAACAGACGTGAAGAATTGCATGACGAGCTTGTTAAATTGCTCGGAACAGAAAATGTGTTCTTTCAGAAACCTTCAAACCGTCTTAAGTATCCAGCAATAGTATATTCGCTTGATAATGCTGATACCAAATTTGCAGATAGTATTCCTTATTTGCTTAGACATAGGTATCAGATAAGTTATCTAACTTTAGATCCTGATGATGATATGATTGATAAGATTGCAATGTCTCCTGTATTACAGAGAATCGAACTTGTTAATCACTTTGTCAGTGATAATATACATCATTATATTTACAAAATTTACTTTTAAAGGAGGAAATGCTTTATGGCTTATGCTATTAAGTTTGACGAAGAGGGCGAGCGCTTTTATGAAGTCGGTACCAAACATGGCGTAATCTATCCTTGGGATACAACCCTTAATTCTGGTAAGGGTGGATACGGTAATGGCGTAGCCTGGAACGGTCTTACAGGTGTCACCGAATCTCCTTCAGGTGGCGATGAGACTTCTTTCTGGGCTGATGATATGAAGTACTTTACAAGACGTGGTAACGAAGAGTTCGGTCTTACTATCAAGGCTTTCTATTATCCTGATGAGTTTGCCGAGTGCGATGGTACAAAGAAGATCGCTAACGGAATTCGTATTCGCCAGCAGGTAAGAAAGAGATTCGGATTTACATGGGAAACAACTCTCGGAAATGATACCGAGGGAGATGCATACGGTTCTATTATCCATATTGCTTATGGTGTAACCGCTTCTCCGTCTTCTAAGGATGATAGTACAATCAACGATTCAGCCGATGTAAGTGATTTCAGCTGGGAATGCTCAACAACACCGATCACTGTTCCTGGTTCAAAGCCTACTTCGGTAATCGACATCGATCTTTCAGATGCTAATGTTCCTGCTGGTGCAGAATCCTGGCTCAGAGCTAACCTTTATGGCTATGTTGGAACAGAAAGCGATGAATTTTCAACAACTAGAACTTATGCAATCGGCGATATTGTCAGAAAGACTCTCAGTCAGGCTACCGGCAAACTTTATATTTGCACAACCGCTGTAACAACTGCTGGTGAATGGAACGAAAATAACTGGGAAGAGCTCGCTGATAGCTACAATCTCGCTGCTAATATTCCGTCAATCGACGCAATGGTTTCGCACTTTGGTGCAGTAGCAAACGGTTAATTAAGGAGGGTCTTTAAATGAGCGAACCTATTAGAACACCAAACGAAAATCCTAGCAGAGTGGAGGGAATACTCAGCGACACTATAGGTCTGCCTGGATACGAGATCGAACCTCCACGGTCTCGTGTCGAGACCCTTTTAATATCTTTAGATGGGTCTATTGCGGCTAATGTCGTCGCTTCGATCGATCCGTCTACTTATGTTCTTACTCTTACTCTCAAAGATAAAAATGATGGTACAATCGGTACCCCGTCAACCGTCGATTTACCTCTTGAAGCAACTGTAATTGGAGGTAGATATGACTCCCAAACAAAGAAACTTATCCTGACACTTACAAGTGGAAATACTATAGAGATTCCTCTCAGTGATCTCATATATGGTTTACAGAATGAGATCACGTCAGAAAACCCTCTTGATGCTGACTTAGTTGACGATACAAACAGCGATCATAAATTCGTATCGACTTCTGAGAAAACCGCTTGGAATGGTAAACAGGATGCTATAGATAGTAATCATAAACTTGATGCTGATCTCGTTGATGATTCAAATTCGACAAATAAGTTTGCTACGGCAGCACAGCTTCAGCAAATTGAAACAAATAAAACTAACATTTTAGCCAAACAAGACGCTCTTGTTGTCGGAACAAATCTCGATAATACTCCGACACAGAACAGTACAAATCCGATAACATCAGGAGGTGTATACAATACAGTGGGAAATATAGATTCAGCTCTCGACAGCCTTATTATGAGCTTAGAGCCTAAAACGATTACAGCCAATGGTACATATAATCCGATAGACGATGGAGTTGACGGATATAGCGAAGTGACTGTTAATGTCGGTGGTTCAGTGCCTAAAAAAGACGTTAACTTCTATGACTTTGACGGCACAATTGTTGCTTCTTATACCGCTTCTGAGTTCGCAGAGTTAACAGCTATGCCCGATAACCCCACACACGATGGCTTAACCGCACAGGGTTGGAACTGGTCGTTATCAGATGCTAAAACATATGTTGCAAGCTATGGCAAGCTTAACATAGGACAGATGTATATTACAAGTGACGGTAAGACAAGACTGTATATCAGACTTGGCGAAGGTAGATTAAAGCCTTATCTCGGTCTTACTGGTAATAGTAGTGGCACAGCAGTATCTATTGACTGGGGCGATAATTCTACCGCTGAAAGTGTTACACTTAATACATCAACAGTTTATACTCCGCACAATTATTCGGCTGCTGGTGATTATGTAATTGCCATTACTGTTGTAGCTGGTAGTATTAGTTTTAGAGGCGATAGCTCAGGTGGTTCAAACATTTTCAGGAAGTCTACAACTCCTAATATTGGTTCTGATAGAGTTTATCAGAATATTTTAACGAAATTAGAAATCGGTAATAGCGTTACTATTGGTGACCGTGCGTTTAGTAGTTGCTCCTCACTAACTTCAATAACAATACCAAGTAATATTACTTTTATTGACACTTATGTATTTTATAGTTGCTCCTCACTAACCTCCGTCACAATACCGAGTGGCGTTACTTCTATTGGCACTTATACATTTTATAATTGCACCGTACTAACATCAGTCACAATACCGAGTGGCGTTACTTCTATTGGCACTTATACATTTTATAATTGC